TCTACCTTGTCTTGAAAGCACTTTTTTTCACAGCAGTAATAAACTCTACCGTCCTCCTGATAACAACCAACCTTTTCTTCATTTCGGACATCCACAAAAATCAGTTTCATTTTGCCTCCTTTCTCGTTCTTCTTTAATTAACCTAAAACATTTCGGGCAAAAAGTTTTTATAATCATTCCTTTCGGATTGCCCCACTTCTTCTCGCACACAATACAGTGAAAGTAAAGTTTCATTTCGTCCTCCTTGACAATAGGTTGACAATCTAATTCTCCTTACTTGACATTAGTTTTACAAAGAACTTTATTTTTTAATCCAATCCTACTCTCCCCTAATCCAAGCGCGGATTGAATAGCAAGCACCGATTATAATACCTACTCCAATAACTATCTTCACAACACAACTTCCAATAAAGCCTGTGATTTGCCACGCTTGTTTTAAGTTGTTTATTTCTTTTATCGTTGGAAGCACCGCATCCAACTTTTGGTTCATTTCGTCCAAGATAGGCTTGATGTTTTTTCTAAAACATTTGTCCTGCTTGCTCGCACATTCGTTTTCAGTCATAGATATTTTGTGTTAATATGTTTCGTTAACATATTCAATCCTGCGATCAGCACTGGAGCATACGCCCAATTTAAATCGCTACAATACAAGATGGCTAAAGCGATTATTCCGTTGGCTGTTCCCCAATAAAATGTTTTCGCCTGATTACTAGTTAAAACTTTTTTTAATTTTTTCATAATTTTTTTTAGCAGACTTAATTGACTAGCCAAACAAAAGTAGGGGGGCTAAATATTTGGCTAGTTAATTAAGTTTTCTGAATAAGAACAGTCGCCCGATAGGGGTTTAATACAGACTGGCTCGCACTTAACGCTGATCCCGTGTTGCCTGTTCCAGCTGAGCCAGTTGCTCCTCCGTGACTATGATTTACAGTAGCATTATCGCTAGTATTATCACTTGGAGCCCCTGTATTACCAGAATAAGTATGTGAGTGAGTTACCCCTAAGCTATCTTCTTCGTTTGGGTTACCTACTTGCTGATTACAACCAACAGTAGAAGTCGTGCCTGAATATCCGTGTGTATGATTTTTCATCCAGTGGTTGTGAACTATGGAGTCATTAGCTATTGAATGCGTATGCGAGGGACCTGTGTGAGTGTGAGCGATATTGATAGTCGCACTTCCGCCCGTGTCGGCTGTATCATAAGTCCCCCCGCTATCTTGCCCAGGGCAAATCACAAATTTATTTCTCATATCAATCGTGCCATCGCTTCCGTTGCAAAAAGCATATCCGCTAGGAACCGCTGAAATTAAACCGCTCCACAAAATAATTCCGCCAACTGGAACTAACCCCCAATCGGTATTTATGTCCGCAGGCACAATTAAAGTTCCGTCAGCGTCCTGATGATGAGCCCCCTTAATCTCATCTAACACATCGTCAAAGTTTTGATTAACTTCATCGGGATCAATCGTTGTTCCGTTTGTAAAAGTATAAGATTTTGTAATTGCCATGCTAGTTCTTTTTAAATAGAGAGCCCCCCCTATCTTCTATTAAATTATATTTTAAATCAGTAATTCTTTTTAACTGTTTGTTTTTTACATCTTCATCTAACGCTTTCGTTTTTATTCTGTTTATTCTGTCTTTATTTATTTTTGAAAATAAGTCATCCGCTTGTTTTTCGGTTAAACTTTTTTTAGCATTTTTACTAACCGCAATTCTCATTTTACTCCCGTCATTCAATTTAAAAAATATCTCGGAGTAATTAACTCTTTGAAAAATTCCTTTTGGAGTAATTTTTAAAATTGTTTCGCCCGTTATCGGACACTTTAAATAATTCATTAAGTTGGTGCGTCGGGATTATTAACTGTCGCTTGCGATTCAAGTCTTCGCCTTAACTCATTAATACCCCTTGTTATTGTCGGAAGCATAGAGCTCACTTCTATTTTAATATAGTCTGGTATATAGTCAACCTTTATAATATTCACACTAACCGCAGTCACATTCGCAATATCATATCCCCAAACATCCGTCCCCCATATCGCACTGCCCCACTGGGTATAAGTTTTCTTTGAGAGAAAATTTAAAACATTAACCGTGTCGCCAGGGTGGATTGATTCAATATCATAGCCCATCCCATTTCCTTCAATAAAATCATCTTCAAATATCTCAGTAATTTCATTTTGTGTTAAAGCCTTATTGTAGATTTTAACTTCGTCAATTTTTCCATCAAAATAACTTCCCGACGGGGTATCTCCCGAAGTCGCTTCTATCCCTATCCCCATTGCGTTTTCATATTTATAATAAATCGGATAAGTTGCTCCAGCATCTACTGTAGATTGCAAAGCTCCGTCCACATACAATTTTGAATATCTTCCATCGCAAGTAACAAAAAAGTGGTGCCACCCTACTGATAAATTTGCAAGGGCATATTGAGGATTTTTGTATGCACCATTAAGAAAAATAAACCCTCTAATATAACCACTGACACATTGTAATAAATAACCCCCCGATTCTGTTTTTGAAATAATTGACCTAGCAGTTGCTTCCGTCCAGTTTGAACGATATGCCCAACAACCAAAAGATAATTCCTCAGTCGGAGCAAGTTTGTCATCGTAAGCGACAACAACCTTATCACTTGTGCCATTAAAACTTAAAGCATACCCGTCTTTACCACCCACATAAGTAGCTCCCGTTATTGTTCCATTTAATCCGTTTTGAGAATCAACCGCTTCCGTTCCTGAACCCTCATCAAATTTATAATGAGCGATTAAAGAGGTATCTCTTATTTTTTCAGCAGTATTATTATCAACTATCGTAATCTGCGTTCTAACCTCTGGCTCGTCCTGTCTATCAAGCACCGCATCGGCGAAGGCTTGCATTGTATCCGCATCCGTTAGGCGGTTATCCTCTATCCAAATAACTTTTCTCCCATAAGCGGTTATGCTTGCGGATCTGTCATATTTTCTAAAATGATTTTCTCCGGAGTTATCCCCTCCCGTTACATAGCAAACATTTTTAACATTTTCAATTCTTTTATACGGCTTGATTTCCTGAATGTCCCTGCCCACATAAAAAGTATGCTCTGAAGTAATGGAAAACTGGTGTAAATGAATTATATTATTTTCATCCAAATACCAATACCAATTAGCTGGACACATCGCAACAATTTTTTCAATCGCTTCCAAAATTGAAACTGACTTAAAAATATAGCTAACTGATAAACTTGTGTCGTCAATGCTATCCACCGCATAATTTATTTTTCCATAAACTCCCGTAATGTCATTATACTTATCAATCACATCTTTTAAAATATCACTTGGATCTTGGCTGGCGTATTCAACTGTCGTGTTATTAAGTGTCGGCGTTTCATTTATCCCCGTCCCGTTATCTAATAATTCAACGCCTGATAACTCCTGAACATATCCTAATACATTTACCTCAATATACTCATCGTTTTTTTCCAAAACGGGGGTATACCCTGAAATAAATCCATTGAAAACAATTACTCCGTCATTCGTATCGGTGTCAAAACATCTTATAATAACTTGATTGTTAAAAGTAACATCATCACTTTCCCCAAAATCGTCTGCCAATCTTGCCAACACAATCTTGCATTCTCCTAATCCGCCATTTATATTTTTTGAAAAACTCGGCTCGCTGATAACATCGCTCCACGTTGTTATATAAGTTCCGTCTGATTCATACACATCATATTTATATCTTTTCATAAACTAAAAATAGCGTTTCTTATAACTAAACTCTATGTCAACCTGTCTTGCGTCAAGATCATCCGAATACTCCCAATTATTATCGCCAGGCAACCACTCGGGCATAATCCCCAAATATTCAACAACTGTCCCGTTCTTTGTAATTTTCTTTTCTCGGGTAGATATAATAATAACATCGTCTTCCGCCCAATCATCAACAGTCACCTTTACATAATCAAGGTTTCCTAAGTTTTTAATCTGAATATACTTATCTCCCGTCCCCGTAAAAGTATCAATCGTGATTGTAATGTCGGGCTGGGCGGGAGCTGTCCCGCCAATTTCAATATCATCTTCATATGGGCTAGTTGTTTTATCCGCAAATGTTTCTGTCGTGTCAGCAGTATCCTCGCCAAACGCTTTATAGCAAGTAAATTCTAATTTTAATCTTGCCCAGGTGTTTTTCCGTTCCTCTATCCCAACTACTCTACCCGTGCTAACATATCTCCTTGTGCCACTCGCATATTCAATATCAAGGTTTTTATCAACCGCCTCAATCGTTTGTCTGACTGTATCCAATCGGCTGTCAAGATTGTCTCTTGAAGTATCCTTTACAATTAAGCTGGCTGTTATTTTTTTAGTATTATAATTTTTTCGTAAAACAACGCTGTCGTTAGTCCTCGCTAATTTTTGCACATTCAAATCTTGATCAGCCACGCTATCGTGATTGCTTTCAATAATCCAATAATTTGTTTTGTCGTTTAAATTTAAACTGTTAAATGTGTAATCCATTCTTTTTTTTAAAAAATTAAGCTAACCCCCATTGTGCCTTTTCTTGCTCTCGGGATAACACTCCTTTTATTTTTTCTACCAACAAATCAACACTCTGGTCATTATAGTAATGCTGTTCGCCATTTATATTTATCGTAATCCCGCCTCCCGCTGTTCCTCCCGCATAGGGATTATACCTTGCGGGGATTATCGCCTCGCCTTTATGTATCATCGCTAAAGTATCATTCGGAACAAAGTTGGTTCCCGTGGCAAGCGTTGGCATATAACTCATTAAATCCGATGGCTTAATTTTACCCATCTTCCCAATATCAACTCCAGGCAATTTATTTATTCCCGCTATTAATTCATTTAACAAATCAATCGCCCCATTAACCATAGCAGCCAAAGCTCCAATAATAGATTCAAAAATTCCCGCCCCAATATTGTAAATACCCTTAAAAACTTTTTCAAATGTATCCTTTACATCTTCCCACGCCTTTTTCCAATTTCCCGTAAAGATATCTATTCCGATTTTTATTGAACCTGATAATAAAGCCCAAGCCACTTTAAAAACATTATATATAACTTGCCAAACGCCTTGAAAAATAACCTTGATAGCGTCCCAGTTTTCTTTCCAAAGCTTTACCGCCTTATTTAATCCCTCTTTAAATTCTTTCCACCATGGAACAAGATATTCATTATAAAATCCAACAACCGCCCGCATAACTGCTTGTGTTTTGTCTTGTATCCCTCCCCAATTTTCTGTCCATATTCTATACAATAATCCCGCAGTCACTCCAACAGCTGTCATAATTAAAATTATCGGAGTAATAGCGGCAATAACTGAAATAGCCCAAGCTCCAAACACTAAAGTTAAAACAGTAATCACACCAACTATTGTCGCTTTTCTGTTTTCCATTTCATCAAAAAATTCTTTTAATTTTAAATATACGGGTTTTAAGTGGTTTAACGCTTGTCCGCTAAAGTCCATAAGTTTCTTAAACCATTCCGCCAAAGTTTCTCCCCACCTCTTAAAGGTTTCCCCATTATTTTCAACCCAATCAGACATTCGGTGGATAGCTTCGGAAATTTTATCAATAATTACTATTAAGGTTGGCTCAAATGCTTTTCCAACTTGTGCGATAAAGTCCGGGATAACACGCCCAGTTAACGAACGGTATCTTTTACTAACAGATTCCATGGCAGCGTCATAAGTTCCGGCGACATTCTCTCCTTGCTTAAAAATTACATTTAAGAATGCTTGTTTTTTTTCTGTTTCAGTTAAGTCATCCCCCGCTTTATTAATTGTTTCCCCATATTCATCATAAATATCATCAAGGTTTTTAATAATTCCAAATTGCCTTAATGCCATATTGGATTGCGAGGAAACAGCTTCAATTAAAACCTTTGTAGCTTCGGAAGAGTCCATAGCACCAATAACAGCCAAATCTTTTGCGACATTTCCAAGTTTAACTGCATCATTTAAGTCAAGCTGAGCCTGCATAAAGAGGTTCGTAATTTCCAATGCCTGCTTATGTGCGATATTAAAATTTCTTAACTGATCTACAGTTCCCTGTGCTTTTTCAATACCAACATCATTAGCCTTAGCGACAGCCCCTAAAACAAGCTCAAGCTCACTTATTCTCGCAGAAGCCATCCCCGCTTTCGCTCCAAAAGCACCAAGAGCAACAGCACCACCCGTAATTACTCCAGCAACAATTTTTCCAGCGTTCGCCATTGAATTGAAGCCTGAAGATAATTTACTACTAAAAGAATTAGCATTATTGCTAGCAGAGTTTAATTTATTGGAAAACTCATCCTTTAGTCTTAATATTATATCTAATTGACTTTGCTCATTTGCCATTTTTTTTATTTAATGCTTTTTTAACTAAAATTTCAGCTTCAATGCAATCAAGCACTTCATCTATAAAAAATGAAGGTTGGGACATATATGTAAAATAATCCCAACCCATTTTCTTGCAGATAAAATATCTTATATATTCTTTTGAAACAATTCCGCTATTGGGAGTTAACAATGCTTTTATGATTTTACCTTTGTCGGTTTTTTTTTACTCATTTCATTAATTGCCGAAGTTAAGACGGTTCCATCATTTTCATCTAAGAAATCATTTAATCCGTCGGGAGTTGATTCATATTCCTTACCGTCAACATCAATCAATTTCTTTACTGCAAATTCCCTAGCTAATCTATCGGCTTTTGACATTTCGGATAAATCAAACTCTATATCATTTAACAATTCAGCTCTACCCTTATCACTTTTATTAGCTTCATTTATTTTTCCAACAGATAGTTTTTTACCTTTCAATAAAACTGATTGTAGTTCTTCAACTTCATTTTTGGAAAAATAAGAAATAATCTCAACCTTTTTCCCACTCGGCAAATCAATTATTTTAGTTGGTCTTTTATATTCCATATTTTGTGTTTTAAGCGTTTATTTTGATTAGGTGGTGTAGTTGTGCCTCTAACTGACAAAAACCTCGCAGAGACGATTAGGTAGCGTCTCAGGTGTGTTTACTAGTAGTCTGTCCCCGCTGTTTCGTTAACTAATGTAATTTCAACCGCCTTGCTCGCTGTATCGTCATATTCAACATTAAATTCCGTTTCATCAAAAACATATTCTCCGACCTGTATTTTATTATCAACCTTATTTGGCTTTACATTATACAGTTTAATCGTTAAAGCTGAATAGGTATCGCTGTCGTTAATTTCATCGCCCGTTATAATAATCGTTATCGCCTTTTTAGCAATATCATTCCATTGCTGTATATCTTCGGCGGTTTCAAATAATTTTTTAATCTTGACAGAAGCATCGGGTATCCCAAGTAATAATAAAGGATTATTGTCTCCGCTAGCATGGTGTTCTTGTATCTGATTATCAAATTCAAAAGTCAATTCATCAACTGGCGTAGCTGTCGCATAAGCTCCCGCAGCTGAAGTGGAGGCTGTTTCATTTGCTCCAATTCCCACAAGCATTTGTCCGAATCTAAATGGTCTCTTTAAAGATGAATAGCTAGGAGTTTGTTCTTTTAAAGTTATCAAAGCACCCGCACTAGCAGTCACAGTCGTAGAAGCACAAGTGATTGACTTATAATCAGCAGCCACAGTCGCCACTGTAACATTCGTTGCAACTCCACTTGCCCAAGTCTGAATAACATCGCCAGCTACTAATCCTTTACAAGGTTCGGGATCAAATTCCTCATCAAACTCAACCGTAGTCATTCCCGCCCCCGTTAAAGCAGTCTTTAAAGTCCCGTAATTAAATTTAGCCCTTGAGACTAATTCGGCTTCCAGTATCAACTTTCCATCTTCAAATGAAAAATTTAATTTTGTCGCCTGAACGCCTACAAATCTATGAACATAATTTCCTTTCAATATATCCACAGTGTAATAATCCGTGCTGTCGGCGTCAACAGTGAAGGGATGAGTATATCCGTCTGTGTCTCCCGTTGTTGATCCTTTTAACATCGCCATATTTAAAAAGTGTCCGAGATTATCGGGATCAGCATTTATTTTAATCTTACCTTTATTACTTCGGTTTCCCTGTAAAATTAAATTTGATTTCCAGTTTATACCAACAATTTGCTCAACCCTTTCATTGTTCGGATCGCTGGTCAAGTCTTCTTCTAGTAGTGGAATAAATACATCGGGGATAACCGCTGTATCCTGATCAGTCTGCACCCCGATTGCTAAATATCCACTGTCTCCTTTAAAATAACTCATTTCTTTATTGTTTTATTAGCTTTAATTATTTTTTCTTCAACGACCTTTATAAAATTTTTATTTTTTATTTCAATTTCAGAATTAACCTCGCTATCCTTTTTCACTAAACCATATCCCCTAAGAAATAAATCCTTTCCCGCAATGTTTTTGTATTTCATAATAATTATTTTAAAAATTAATTCCTATCTACAAAATCTTTTATCGTTATTGTAAATTCCGCAAAGACAAATGGCTCTTCCAATATTATATCATAAAAATTAACGGGTGCAACTTCTAAAGACATACAAGTCCCCCCTAATGTCGGATCTTCATCAAAAGCAGTCATTACGCTATCAACAGTTTCATCCATTAACGCTTCTATCTCCTCATGCGTCGCTTGCCCCTTGTATTCGTAAATTAAAAGTAAAGTATATTGCCATTGTCTTTCGTTTTCGTGAGTGCTTTCAACTTTTCCCTCGCTGGCTTTTTTATAAAATTCGGCAGTCGGGTATCCACTGAATTCTTTTTTATGCCCGTATCGCACTTCTTTGAAAAGTAAAACTCCCTCACTTTCTTCTAGTGCTTCCAGTTTTGATTTTATCAACGGCGAATAAGTAGCAAATTTTGACATTTAATTAAACTTTAATTCCTTATTAACATTCTTTAATAAACTTCTCATCTCGCTTTTAATTTTATTTTTCGCAGCGTGATAACCTTTTGTCATAAATGGTCGTGCTTTCATATAACGAGTTCCCTCGTGGACATAGAATGCGTAATTTGTATGCGGACTAATAACTACGTGAGGCTCGGCTCTTAATGCTAACGAACTTGATAAACTTATACTTGCTCGCAGTCTGCCCGTGTCTACTGGCGTAATTCTTTTGCTCTCGCCCTCTACAAGATAACCCGCACGGACTAAAGCGTCTTGCGTCATTTTCTTAATTTTAGCTGGTGCAGAATTCCATTTCCGCCTTAGCTTTTCTAGTCCGTCAATTTTTATATTAAACTGCATATCTACATTTTAATTATTAACAATTCCTTGTGCGGGAAACAACCATATTCAAAATCTTTAATCGTCTTTACTATATAATCAACATCGTCATAAATAACCTTGTCGCCAACTTCAATATCAATCCTCTCGCAAAACAATCTATGGGCTTGCCCTATCTTAATCCCCCCGCCCAAATCTTCAATATTTCCGAATGGCTGAATCATTCCTCTCTGATCTGATAAATGACTAGAGTATTCTGTTTTATTTGTCTCCTCAATCGCAGTCAATCGTTCCGTATCAAAATCCATTGTTAATAAATTAGACATCGTGTTTTGTATATTGCCCTATTATTTCTAAAGCGTTTTTTAAATCATCCGCCTGCTTATTATCTTTGTATGATATCTGATAATCTCCAATTTTCTCGCTTGCGACTTCTCCCTCTGATTGATTTGAGAAGTTTATAATGCCCGCTACCAAAACAGTCGCAGCAAATTTAATCGGATCAGGCACTTCAACAGAATAACCCCACTTGGCACTAATTTTTACATTCTTAATCCCTGATGGAAAATAAGTAAAGCCTAAAGTATTATAGTATTTTGTTCTTAACCCCCTCTTGCATTCATCGTTATAAGGAAAGGATAAATAATGAGTATCTTCCGTCAATGTGTATTGAACATTATCAAGAGAATCATAAATAATTACGCTGTCAATTTCAACAAACTCATCAATATACATATCCGTTTCCCCGCTTCCGTCAAACCACCTATCACTTGCAGTCGTGTCCGCAATAAATACTCTGCCCGTTTTGTTTTCAATATATTTTTCAACAACGGAAATCCAATCAGAAATTTGAGATGAAAAAGAAGAATCTATTGTAGTTAAGAGATAATTTTCAATATCTGTCTCGGTAGTGTATGCCATATTTTTAAATTAAGAATTACGATAACGATTATAAGGAGTTGTTTTTTTAGAATAAGGGCTGTCTTTTTTAGAATAAGGGCTTGACTTATCAGAATAAGGGATTAAGCCATAAGCGGAAATAGTCGGCACGGGAAAAGAGATAGTCAGTGTTTGTATGTCCGCATCCGTGTAAATGCTTATAACAATCTCGGGCTGATTAACTGAAAATGAAAGGGCTTGTTTTTCCGCTGAAAATTGAATTTGTTTTGTCGCTGTAACAACTGGCGAGAGCGGAGTAAATGTAAATAACTGACAATCAGATAAAATAGTAGGTGATACTTGCGTAATAATCTCTGGTGCAATAACTGAAATGCTTACTGAAATTACTGAAATGCTTACTGTCTCGGAATCTTGAATTGATAATGAGGGCTGAATAATAGTAAATTCGGCTGTCTGAGTTTCGGCTAAATAAGTTAAATTCCGAATGACTGAAATTGTCGCTACGGGCTGACTTAAATTTAACGCTTGAAATGAACAAGCAACTTGTTCGTTATCCTGATATTGCAATGAAGGAGTGGGATTACTAAATAAAACTGTTTGGGCTTCTGGCGATATAACTACATTCCTAACCGCATTTATTGTAACATCCGATAGGGTTATTTGAATGGGCTGAACCGCAACATCTTGAACGGTATTCCTAACGCTGGAAATAGTCGGCGTAACTAAATTAAATATAACAGATTGAACGCTTAACGCAACTACTTCATTATTATTATAAGATAATGACGGCTGTAATATAGAAAATGTAAATGCTTGAGTGGAGGGAGAAACGGAAGTATTTCTAACAACTAAAATAGAAGTTTCTGGTTGGTTGAATACAAGTATCCCATAAGCTATTGTTGATTCCAAAATACGATTACCTTCATCTTCTAATAATCTTGCCGACCATTCTTCCAAAAGTCTCTCATTGGCTGGGGAAATTAAGATATTTTTTGCAACTGAAATTGTCGGGCTTAAAACTGAAAACTCAACGGATTGCAAGCTGGCGGTTGCTCCTGCCCCTAACTTAATTATCGGAGAAATGTTTGAAAAAGTGCTTTCCTCTACATTCGGCTCAACAGTAATATTAACTGTCCCAATAGTGCCTGAAACATCGGGAGCGATTAAATTAAATGTCGCTTCCAGTATAGTCGGAGAAACAGAAATATTTCTAATGGCTGAAATAGAAGTTTCGGGCTGGCTAAATTGTGCAGAGAAAACATCGGGCGTATTTTGAACTGAAGTCTCTGCTGTAACCTCGGGAGCTAGCCCTGTAAAAGTAACAGTCAAAATGCCTGCGGTTAAAGCGACATTCCTGACAGCGGAAACAGTTGCGGAAATCAAGTTGGAAGTAAAGGCTTGGATTGAAGCTGAAATTGAAGTGCTTCTCTTGGCGGTGATCGTGGCTGTCGGCTGGGAATAAGTAGCCTCTTGAATAGAAGCGGAGACTTGTATTGACGTAGCTCCGCTGGACGGCTTAATAACAATAGTATTCGCAACAGCATAACGGCTTGCAGCAATCGTAAATGTTCCAGGGTCATCGCTACTTGCCGCATATTCTCTTGAACAAATACCCGTGCTGGAGCTTGTCGTGCTAGAGCTATTAACCGCATTAACTTGATTGTCTGAATAATTTGTCGGATAAGCGGTTACCGCCGAATTTATCCTGTTTGTTTCAACCGCTATAAATAAGTTGTCGTCTGAACCCCAAGTAGGAGAAACGCTTGGCGGATTAGGCGTGGTATTTACAGAAGTCGCCGCTGTTCCTTTTTCTGGAGCTGTCGCACTATCAAAACCAGTTATCCGATAAGCTACCGCAGAAGATTTAGTGCTTCCCGCAGTTGTAATCGCCACTGTCGCACCTTCCTCTCCGTCCGCAATCTTGTAAAACTGAGCCATTTGAATATAGGTGCTATAAGCGTCTGTATCCCCGATTTTACTCCAACCGCTAGGTGTAGTTATAGCCGTAACCACATAACTTCCAAAAACTACTAGCAATAAATCGCCCGCTTGAATACCTGAAGGCAAGCTGACATCGTGGCTAGTTACAGCTGTCGCTTCATGGCTGTAATTTGTAGCCTCCACTGTCGGAAAATTTGTAGGAACTACAATCGTTGCGGTTGGCTGGGAGAAAGTAACAGATTGAATTGAAGCTGTGATAACAGCGTCTTTATCAATAGCTATAATTGTCGCAGTTGGCTGGGAAAAAGTGACTGACTGGATAGAAGCGTTAATAGTAACGGAAGGCTCTTGCGGTGCATATTCCACTAACGCCCAAATGGTAGATATAAATAAATTAGGCGTGGCGTCAGTTACATCTATTCCAGCTTGCATAGTGTCCAAAAGTGCGGTTGTCCACGCTCCACCTCCCTGCGGGTCGGTATAAGAAGTCAATGAGTAAACCTGAGGTAAAACATCGCCGTTAGTTCTCCAAGTCGTATCGTTGTGAGTTTTAGCATCCCCATAAGCAGTCGTTCCTCCTGACTGACTCATAATCAATCCTCTCCAGCCAGCCGCTGCCGCCGTTTCTGGGTGCTGGCGTGTTCCTATTGAAACAAGAGTTATGGTATTGCCTGAACCTATCCCAGCACTAGCCGAAGTCTCAAAATTATAATCAACTTCAGCGATAGAGTCCTGCTCAATATAAGAAGTAGCGTCATCGGGAGAAACTTCGTCAACATCGGCATAAGTTCCAGTCGTTGCTGACGCATCTCCTGCAGCATTAGGGTGCATATGGACGATTGAACCCTCGCCAGGAAGTCCTATTTGAGAAGTTCCTATATCATCATTTATCGCAATATCATCAAAATATAAATCTGCCGTAGTAGTAGTAGTAGCACCGAGCATTAAAAAAGCTCCCTCTGTAGTAGCCATCATCTCAACCATTAAAGCACCCGTAGCAAAACTAACGCCATCAATATATGCTATAACTGAATTAGTAGCGTAAGTATATGAAACTTCTATCCTATACCAAGTATCTGTATCTAAAGCAGAGCTATCAGAGCCTATCTGCACAGGCCAGTATTCATCCCACAACTCTAATGTTCTATCAGAATTTAACCGAATGCCAATCATATTAGTAGGATACCAACCGTCTTTCACAACAAAAATAGTATCTAGTGCATTGGTGGAAGTCGCTATTCTCAAATAAAATCTAAAGTATAAATTTTTTGTCCCATCAATTGTAAATTGGTGGGTTATATATTTAGTTGCCGCAGTCGGATTACATCTAAAAGAAGCAGCCCCGCTTCTTTTAGTAGTGGTATCAATAGAAACGCCCCCAGTGCTAGTATCCCACTCAACGCCAGAAGTTGCTGATTGTAATTCAAAGCCACAGCTCCATAATCTTGCCATTAGATTATTTCCTTTCTATTTGTATTATTCCGTATTGCCATTTATTTTCGGGCTTTCAGCCCTGCTTTTTAAAGAGCGTTTTTAAAAGAGCTTGAGCCTATTTAAAATTATTTATCTGTTTTCTTATTTTTTTCTAATTTTTCTAAAATTTCGTTTAGTGTTTTAACTATTTCTTGAGCGTCCCTGCTAGGTAAAATACTGTTAAGAATATAGTTTTTAATATCTTCTATTTTCTGCTTCATATTATTTTATTTCTTCTTCAGCTATTTCTTTTGCTAATTCAACTTCCAACTCGCTTTTTACTCCTAACTCTTCACATTTTGCAATCAAAGCCCTAACTTCTACCAGCTCTTTGTTTCTGGCTTCTACGAAGTCATTTTTCTGCTTTAGAATGTCTAGCTCCTGCTGTTTCAAGAAATCGTATTTATAAGTGCTGACTTCTTCTTTCACTTCTACTGGCTTTGTCGCTTGCAATTCAACTTCGCTTATTTTCTCGTATTCCATATTTTTTAAATTAGTTAATTATGCTGTCGTCATCACTTTAAAATCTGTTCCGCCGATATTTATAACTACATATCCGTCATTTGTGTAGGGAGCTCCAGCGGTAACTTTGGTTGTATTGGGAGCAGTTGCAATATGTCTTCTGGTTGCATCTGAATTAGTTAAATGGAAAGTATTATTGTATTCCACCGCTCCCGCTTCTGGTGTCGTATTTACTACGCCAGTGGTTAATTTAATCGGGGCGGTGCTAGCTGACGCCGTTCCCGCCGCAATCGTCAATTTAGCCGTCGGACTCGTCGTCCCTATGCCGACGTTGCCTGCAAAATAATTTGTTCCCCCATTTGAGTAAATTCCATAATTGTTCGTTGCTCCACTCATTGCTCCGATATAGACACCATACTTACTTGTCCCAGAAGCTAAAGAATTTGCTGCTACATTAAGACCAAACATTTCCCCAGTTATCGTTCCTGCACTAGGCAAAGAAATTTGATTTCCATAGACAGTCCCTATGGTTGAAAGAGGTTGATTATAAAGAGCATAATGAGCACCATACAAAGAGTTGATTGTCGCTAATGGGTCTGTTCCTCCTGTAGCATAATTTCCAACAGAAAAAGTTGCGCCAATAACACTATTAGTTGTTCCAGCATCTCGTATCAACGCCTCTGCCTCAAACGCTTTCAAATAACCGCTATTCGTGAAACCACCATTTGTTCCATAAGCTTGAAACATCCCAGCTCTAAAATAATTAGTTGCATCTGCAATAGTATTGCCGATAAGTTTAGAAGAAACATTAATTAAACTGGAAGTTGAAGTAGTGGTTGATAAAATGTTGCCAACAACATCCAGTTTTGCAGAAGGACTCGTCGTCCCGATGCCGACGTTGCCGTTATTTAAAACAGTCAAAGCCGTAGTTGCTCCATTATTTCCAACCAAAGCCTGAATAGCCGGAGAAGTTAAAGTTCCGTTTCCAGATGTTCCTTGAAGTTTCAAAATGTCGGTTATAGCTGAACCACCTTTTAGAGTCTGCCCTCCTGATCGTCCAGCCAGCAAAGCATATCCGCTTAATAAATTAGTGGTAGTTATTTTCTTATTCGTGCCAGTTGCTGCCATAGTAGTATCAGAAATATCTACTAATTCAAACAAATCTCCAGCCGCTGAAGCTTCTTCTAACTCAGTTAAATCTGTTATTTTTTTATCTGCCATATTTTTTAAATTATTTCAATTTTCTATACCAAATTGTGTCTTGTCGGTGGACAAATCCAAATTTTTCAGTTACGGCTTTTTGAACGCCAGCCCATTGAAAATCGTGTCCTGCAATTATGAGCCTCGCTTTAGGTAGCCAAGCCTTTATATCGTTTTTAACTGACTCGTAGTCGTGGGCTCCGTCTATAAAAACAAAATCCACTTTTCCTTTAAACTTCTTAGCCGCCTTTATAGAATCGGACTTGATTACTTTTAAGTTTTTAAAATGTCCGACATTTTTAATAAAATCTTTATAAATATTTTTTACTCCCTTATGGGCAACTTCCCCAGGACTTCCTTTGAAATGATCAACGGCGTAAACTGTTCCTTTGCAAGCAGACAATAGAGCGTGAGTGCTTTTTCCTTTCCAACTTCCCACTTCTACAATACTCTCCACCCCACTCGCTATTTTATAAAGCCAATTAAGTTCCTCCTTACTCATCCAGCCTTCTATCTTGTTATCATAAGTAAATTTAATTTGTTTTTGAAGATAATCTGATTGCGTTTGGGCGGAGTAGCCAGTATCGCCTATATGCTCTAAAGGAATGGTCGGATCGCACCAAACCTTAAATCCTTTCTTTTTTGCTCGTATACAGAAAGCTAAATCCTCGCCTATATCGTTTCCGTCTGGCTTTTGGATAAAATTAAAAGGATAGCCATTTTTACGGGCAAATTTAGGATTGTAAAGAGCTTCCAAAACTTTTCTTTTAATGAGTAAAAATCCTGTCCCGATTGCGTCGCACTCAAAAAGCTTTGCGGGGGGATTAGCAATCGGGGTATGTTTCCAATTCTTAAACTTATAGACAAGGGGCAAGTGAGGAGGGAGTTTTTTGTGATACATCCCGCCCACTATGTCCTTGTTGTGTGAAATTAAACGTTCAAGTCCCCACGTAGGAAATGTAATGTCCGAGTCAATAAATAATAGGTAGTCGGTTTGTAAATTATTGGCGATGACATTTCTGCCAACATTCACAAGACAAGATTGATACATTTTAATCTTGATATTTATTTTTCCTATTGTCTCTCTTAAAAGATTGATAAGAGACATTGTATATTCGGGAGTTAAGTCGCGATTATGCGGTGTCCCAATAGTAACACTCGGGATTTTCATTAAAATTTAATTACAATTTAAAATACCCTCGCTAGACCACTGAACAGAAAAATCTCCGTTATCGGAAGTCTTGTCAGCCGCAAAATCCACATAAGCGATTAACGGGGAAGTAGTATTCGTTCCTGTATTTTTCCAGATAACTGCATATCTGGCTGTAATCGTAGAAGATGACCAAGTAACATCAGCAGCGTCAAAAACTCCTTCATCGTCGGTTGTGTCAGTTGAAACGGTTTTGCTGGCTAAAGACTGTCCTTTGGTGGTGTATCCGTTTTCTGAGGTAACTTCACTAGCTGTTATGTCGCTGTAAAATTCATCTGTGTCAATATCGGGCGTATAAGAAGAAGTATGGAGAGACACATTTATATCATCCGTGTCCAAATCTATGGAACCATTCATAACCCCTGCTTTAAAACTATTATATACTGCCATATTTTTTTTAAAAAAATTATTAGAATAAAATCTTTTTTTTGCAAATGTCCGACCAAATAATAATTATTTTCTATTTGCAATATACCTCCTTTTTCTTTTTGGTTTCATTTGTCTATTTAATGGCGTTTCTTCTATATCGGTTGTTTTGAAACTCCCCTTTATTTTTTCTACACAACCCGCCTTTTCCATTTTCTCAAATTCATCCTTTGATAATTCTATTATTTCATCCTCTTTTATTATTTTATCATTTTTTTTAAATTGTGCAATACATTTTGCTTTCATATTTTTTAATTTAATTATTAAACACATCCAATCATTCTTATCTGCTCCATTGTATCCCCGTCAAAATTTATAAAATCTCCTTTTTCATATTTTTTTCCACGAAAAAGAAAATTATTTTTTACAATACTCCCGTCAATTTTTTCCTTTCGCTTAATTTCCTTTTTTGTAAAAAGTTTTTCCGCCCATCGGTTTTCCAGTATTTTATCATTCTCATCAGCGAAGTCAAATCGCCCCTCGGATCTTGAAATATGGTGATTGATATGTTCTGTTAAATATCCGATTGAACATTTTTTTTCTTTGGCTCTTAAAAATAAATCAATGTCTTCCGCCCCGTTTTTAAATATTTCATCAAAGCCTTTTAATTTTTTCCACACTTTATTTTTAGCTTTAAAACAAAATCCACTCGGCACACAAACATCATTCGGATCTTCCGCTAAAAATCTTTTATAAAAATTATCTTTAAATCCTATCCCATAAAATACTCGCCTATGCCCCATACTATATTGGGCTATCCCAGTAATATCATTTTCGTTCTCAACCATTTTAATTAAAATTTCGTTGTCTGGCTCGGTATCATCATTTAAGAAAATAAGATTATCCGTTTCGGCTAATCTCGCCCCCTTATTACAATTTACCGCAAATGTCCCGCCACTAACTATAATTATATTAAATATTGAATTATCAATAGTGCTTAAACAGCTAGCCAATATTCTGTGCTGATCGTGGTGCGGAATAATAATATCGGCAATTTTTTTAGCATGCTTTTTATATAATCTTTTTTTCCACAATTCTGTATCATTCTGCATTGAAATTCCATTCGGTCTATTCTTAGTTGTAAATAACATTTGATTGCAGAATGCTGGCTTATATCCCTTTCGTGTTAAAGTTATCCACAAGTCCCAATCGTCAAATCTTCTCATCTTAATATCCATTTTTGGATTACACTTAGCTCGCACTAAAGACATCGTGCTAATTCCGCAAAAATAATCAATAAACTCCTGCGTAAAATCCCTTTTAGGCACTTCCCCTTTTCCCTCGTTAAAAATAACCCCATCAATGCTAAATTTCCCAAAAGCCCAATCCGCCTGCGGATTATCTTTTAAAGTGTTATAAAGATTTTCCAAACAATCCGGAGCTAATTCAATATCGTTATCACAAAAAAATATATACTCCCCTTTGGCTTTTTTTAATCCTTGATTCCTTGTAAAAGCAGCCCCCTTATTGTTCTTATCCACTGCTTCAATAATCTCAATCTTTTTATAAGTCTGATTTTTAATACTCGTCAAACTTTCATTTTTTTCCCCGCTTCTGTTCGGCACAATAACGGAAATTAAATCTCTAGTCATTTCTTATTGTATAAAAATTATAAAATCCTTTTTTGTAAAGCGGGCTAATCGTATCAGCAAAATCATCTAAATTAGCCCCCGCCCTTAACTCAATTCTCTTAAATCTTTTATCCGATATTATATTTATAACACAATCATAATTAGTCAATGTTAACGCCCCGTGACTATCAACAATTACTTTTTCCTCGCCCCCAATTTTTTCAACATCCGAATAAACTTTATATCCGTTGTTCGGTGGCTGATTAAAGTATTTAAGCGTATATGTCTTCCCCGCCCCAGGCTTTCCAATGAGTGCCAGACGCTTGAAATTCGCTTCTGTGAGGTTTTTTGTGTTAAATGGTGTATTTGTTAGTCTAAAGAATGGTCTGCCCTGTATATCGCCTAAATACTCAATATTTTTATATGTAGTATAGGTTAAAAATAAATCAATCCAATCAGCTACACTAAACTTATGCTGTTTCCCGTGTCCCTCTACATATAATATTTTTGCTTTTTGGCTAGCTCTTGATAATACCGCTTCTTTATTCCGCATATTCCCCAATATCGCCAATAAAAGAATAACATCAAAATTTTCAATTTCCCTCCAAAAAATAGGATTTTCAATATCGTCTCTTATGATATCTAATCCCAGCCCCCTGCCTAACCTAATCGCATCCCTGTCAATCTCTACTCCAAAAACTTTTTTTGCTCCCCATTCTTTGGCTTGCAACATCATTTGCCCGCCCCAACATCCTATGTCTAAAACACTCGCCCCACCAAAATCATTTTTATTAAAATACTTTATGCGGTCTTCAATTTTCCTCTCACCTTTTATATTCGGCAAGTCTTGATAATTAACCCACTTGACGCTTCCGTCTTTTTGCTTAAAAGCAGTTTTCATTTCGTTTGAAATTTAATCGAGGAGTAATGATCCTTTAAAAGATTACTCCTCTCAAAACTCCTAACTTACAGAAGGCACATCAAGAATAACGGCAGCTTCTTTCATCGCAAGCACGCCATCAACTCTTTTAATAAGCCTAACCGTAATTTCATCATACCTAAATCTGTCGTGTATAGACGCATCAACTGTAATTCCCTCTCTATCTCCAATGTAATACCAACTTAAATCAACTAAAGACAAATCGCCTTTGGTTCCAAGTGCTGGGACTTTTTCCGTTTCAATGAATGGTCGCCCTTTCAAAGTCGGAGGCGTTCCCTCTTTCATACTATCAGCCCAAATCGGTCTGCCAGTTGTAGCATCCACCAAGGAATCAACATATTCAATTACATCCGTTCCGCCAATCCAAATTGCCTTACTCCTAAACTGCGGTTTCAATCCGTAAAACATTGAAATAACATCAGCATAACTTACCTGATTGGCTACGGCTCTATTGACTGTGTCAATACCAGTATCGGAAATTATTCCGTATGGCTGTGTAGTTCCGTTCCCTCGCAAGAAGTAATAATCTTCATAATAAGCCATAGCCCGTCCGAAGATATTTACAACATAGTTTGCAAAGTCAATATTGCTGTCGGATAAAATCTCTCTTGATTCGGTTGTTAGCAATAACATTTTCCTAGCGGTCATTGAAATTTGCGTCAAAGCAAATGAAGTATCATCCGCAGTAACGCCCTCACCTACCCAAGAAACAGTTACCCCGCCAAACTGTGTGCTTGACTGGTCTAACTTATTTTTTGTCCAAGTGTCTGATTTCATCTTAACAGTTGTAGCTCGTGGTCGGACAATAGTTTCTTCTTCTACATAAGAAAGAATTGCAGACTCCAAATCTTCAGGCACAGTGTATCCGCCGTCAGCGTCATCTCCAATATTAAAGGCAGCTTTTTCTTGTTCGGTTTTTAAAACCGGAGCCCCTTTAATCATCTGCTTTAAGTCGTTGCAATATTTTTCCATTTCTGCTCCTAATTTTACAAAAGGAGCTCGGTGGTTCTTGATATTCAAAACAGACTTTTCGGCTATCTCATTTTCCTTGCTAACAAATTTAACTTCCCCTTTAGTTTCCTTTACTTGTTCTTTGATTTTGTCAAATTCTTTAGTGACAGCAGTGTTAACCGCCTCACCAACTAATTTAACTAATTCTTTTTCATCCATAATTTTTTAATTATTTTTTCTAGACAATTCCCTCGCCTTTATTAAATAGGCTTCTATTGCCTTATTCGCAATTTTAATTAACTGGTCTTTAGCTTTCGCTGAATCTATTTTTTTTAGATTAGCCTTAGCTTCACTAGACGCTTCTGTCCGACCATTGGCTACAGAAGAAGAATTATTGATAGCTTCATCAGTAGCTTCCAATAAATTCTTTAAAGGCTCCGTAGCCTTATCCATTGCGTCTATCGCCGAGTTAATTAAATCTCTATTTTTTTTACTTAAAACTTTTCCCGCTTTTACTTCCATTTCCTTTTTAAAATCTTCAAATTCTTTTTGTGTAAATATAATCTCATTTTCCTTTTTTACAATTTTTTCCCGATCATCCGTTTCAATTATTTTATCCCAATTTAAAGTGCCTTCCGTTTCCTTAATAAAATGTTTGTATTTATTTTTATCTTCCGCCACTCCTTTCATTAAAGCATCCGCATAAGCAGGCACATTAACAAAAGAAGTTTCTAGTAATTCCTGTGATAGAAAATCTACCCCCTTATCATTAAACTTATAATCTTTCGGTGCGAAGCCAACTGAAAATGCTTTTAAGAATCCGCCCTCCGCTAATAACTTTAACTCTTGTGCAAATTGAGTAGGGGCAAACTCGCCCTTTAATTTTAAAACCTTATCTTCAACCCAAACTTTTAACGCTTTACCCACAGCAGGAATTGAATGGTCGTGAGCCCATAAAAGCACGGGATTTTTTTTGTAATTTTTTAAGTCCCAACCCTCGGGATCAATAGTGTCGCCATATCTATCGGTTTTTATTCCTGAAATGATTGCTTCAAATGTTCCGTCTTCGGCAATTCCTTTTAGTTTTGCCTCCCCTAATCCATAAATCTTTTTCATAATTTATTGTAATAAAAAGTTAATTTTTTTTATTTTATTATCGGTATTAAAGTGCAACGACAATTTATTATTTCCTCTGGACTTCCGTTCGGATCGCCAGGGTATTCTAATCCATTGCTAAATTTTTTATTAAGTAATACCTTTTCGCCATCCAAATATTTATGGCTGTCTCTTACCCTAGCGTCTCTTGTCGCTAACCATTCTTTATATTCTACTACCCCCGACTGCTCATAGCCAAATAAACTCCCTGCGTTATTGGAAGATAAAACTTCTGTTCTCGCAATAGTTTTATCTCTCCCAGTATACCACATTTCAAATAAATCTTCAACCCGCTTTTTTAATTGGGCAATACTTTCGCCTTTTAAAACTCCTTCCGCCAAAGTTGCTTTTAATTTTTTTATAGTTGTCTCATTAACCTCCTCGCCAAACTTCATCGCTTTTTTATCAATCCACTCGGCTGTCATCGGATCGTTAATATCAAAATCTTTTTTTATTTTTTTTCCAACTTCTTGTAAAGCTAAATTGCCCGCTTCCGCTACAATACTCTTAATCACTGGCGTTGCTTTTTTTATAAATATATTAACTTCTTTTTTAAAATCAAGCAAGCCCAAATCATTGCCCTTAGCTTTTTTGTTCGGCTTTATTTTTTCCAATTCCTTAATGGCTTTTTTTTCTTGACTTCTAAATAATGAATCCATTAAACTTCTAAACTTTTTATCCCACTTCTGTAATCGCTCATCAAATATTTTCCAAACTATATCTTTTTCGTTTTCATTATTTTTGTTTTTAATTATTTTATCTATTTCTTGAGAAATACTGATTGTAATTTTATCTACCATATTTTCTTTTAGCCTAAACAGCTTCCGCCCTCGCATTGCTCTCTTGTAAATTTCCCTTAATCTCTTTTCCTTTTTCTTATTATAATAATCTTTCGCCTTGACATCTCCCCCAATTTCAATAATTGATTTTTCTTCTCCGTCTTTATTATTAGCGGACATATATAAAATATCTCCCCCGTCAATGGGATCATAACCCTGCTCTATTCTTATTTCATTAACTGTCAACCATTTGTTATAAGCCTTTACATAATGGTCATCTAAAGCAGTATTATCTTCGGGCGTTGGATCTATTGATAATAATAATAAATCCTCGCCAAAATCAGTAATTAAAAACTGATTAAGAATATCAACCATTTTTTCCATTTTCGGCTTAATCGTTTCTGACAAGAAAACATAAATTCCCGCATCAGCGTTCGCCCTAGAAACATCATCCGTAACACTCACAATACTTTTCGGAACGCCTAAAGACATCAAAACATCATCACGGTTAGCAATTCTCATATTCGCAAAGTCCATATCTTTTTGAGTAACGGACACTTGCTTATATTCCAATCCGTGTGATAGCACCGCAACTTTTTGGGCATTTTCCCAACCCCCGTATTTCATTGTCCACTTCTGCCTTATCTCATCCCTGTCTTCTTTTCCAATCTCTTGCTTAGTCGTTAAGATTGCGTCTGGTCTAGCGGAATTGTAAAAAAATCGGGTATTCCATTTCTTAGCGTAAACATCCGCCCGAATAACTTCCATGGCTGACTTAACCGCTGAATAACCATAATAATCTGATAGTGGATCTGGCTCTTTGAAATGGATTACATCTTCCGTCGGATAGATAATTGCATTCGCCCCGTTTCTAAATTTATACCCCGCAACGCTTCCGTCTTTAGCTTGAACTATGCTTGTTAAGTCTGGTCGCATTAACCACAACTCTATAATTTGTTTATTTTTACTCCTCGCTTTATACCAATAGCAATCTCCTAATAGCGTCAAATAAATAGAAGTTATTTCAACCAGCTGACTTCCCGTCATTAAACTGTTTGGCTTAGCTAATAAATCAAGTATCTCATGCTGTTCTATTTCTTTCGCATTAAGCCCCCGTAAACTATATAACTCGTATTCAATCGTAGACATCTTTTCTCCTATTTTTTTTGTGCAAGAATGCACTAGAGAAGACGCCCTAAAACTTTCAAGATAATCTTTCGTGGACGCTGTCGGCAAATCCATTCCCGACACTAAAAGATTTCCGCTAAAAAAGTATTTTGTTCTATTTAAAATCTTTTCAAAAAATTCTTTAATCATAAAATAGGGTAGTTATTGTTAACCCCCCCCACTTTTATTTTAATTATATAATTATAAATACTTATCGTCAAACTCCTAAATCTTTTTTATTTACTATTTTATTTTCTAAGTCTTTAATTTTTCTTAAAACTCCCACTTTCGGCTCATCCGCTTCTGCTTCTAAGAATTCCACCTTTGGTTTATTATCACTTATAAAGGTTAAGCTCCCAGCATCTATAACATCGGGGCTATCCGAACCCAATAATGACATCATTCCCCTCGCCCTTTTTTTCATTTCATCTTTCGGCTCAATCATAAATTTACCTGCTGAGTTTTTTTTCCATTTAATTTCATTTAATAACAACCAATGGTCACTCCGCAATAATTTCCCGCCTGATAAAATCCATTCTTTAAATCTAAAAAATAACTCGCTTCTAATATTCGCAAAAACAGTATTCTCCTCCGCACTGCCTCCCTCAACAACTGGAATAACATAAATCCCCCGTTCCCTACATCTATCAACTACGCCCCCGCCAACGCCAATGTCGTCAATCGCATTTATATCTGCATCCGCCTTTTCTATTTCCGTTACATTTGTCATTAAATCCGTGCTTTTATTTATTCCATTTACCCACATATAAGAATTATCCCTGCCCACATATGCATTGAAGTTTCCTCCCCGCCCAATATCACAACCCAATCTAAATTTACCCGCATAAAATTCTGGCAATTTATCAACAAAGGCATTTTTAATCTGCTCAATCGTTAATAGTCTTCTATACCCTTTGTCGTCAACTTCTTCTTCTGGCGGAAACTCACACTTAAATAAAACATCAAAAAATGGTTTCCCTCTCGCTTCTTCAATAAATTCTTCAGTGTATCGCCCCTCTTTTAACCCAACCTTATAATTAATTACATATTTTTTATATTTTGGATTATTACTTGACTTAAAGAAATGGCTAAATGGTTCTGTCCTGTAAAACGGATTTCCAATTTTACAATAGAAAGCATCCTTTTTCCCCGCAATCATTCTATAAATAGACGCTTCCGAATTATCACTTACTAAACACGCTTCATCAAGTATTGTTATTTCCGCCCCGAAGCCCATCGCACTTTCAAAACTTTTCAATAAACTTCTTTCATTTGTAGACAACACATAAATACCACCATTCCCCTTTAACATTATTCTTTCCTTACTCTCTTCTTTTCTCAACCGCTCTAATCGTGTGCCAACTTCAAGCCTTGAATAAAATAAACGGCTATCCCCCAAATGGTCAATAAAATATCTCATTATAATCCTAGCTTTTTGTGCATTCGGTGCTACAACCGCCACTACTTTTCCTTTCATACAAGCAAGCCACACACACGCTAACGCTACTGTTAAACTTTTCCCATATTGTGTAGAGCTTTCAATCTGAAGTCTTTTGTTTTTTCTTTCAATCAATTCCCCAAAAATTAGTTTTTGTGTCGGCGTTAAAACTTCATTAGCGGGATTATCGTTTATCTGAAAACAACTTAAAATTATATCAATAGGTTTTAATTTGTTTTTTTTTTCATAAAATATCTTTTAATTTTTCCCTTAACTCTTCTAACTCCTCGGAATCTTTATTTTCTATCATTTGAACGGGCGTTCCTAATTTCCTTGCCAATATTTCCTTAGCAGCATTTAATCTTATCGCATCATTCGTGCTTTTGCTCAACAAATTAGCAATCGTCATTGTGGCTTGCTTGAAAATATTTTTTAAAATCAACTGCCCTTGCTCAAAACTCTCTTCCGCCATCATTTCACTATATATATTATATTCCTTGCTTAATCTTCCGCCCTTATAAAGTAATGTTCTTAATTGCTGATTCGTTTTAAATCCTTTTTTTTGATTAGGAAATTCCCTTTGTAATAAATCCCTTATTTCGTTATATCCGGCACCGGAATTTCTTAGCTCAATTAAACGCCTTTCCCACCCCTTCAATTTTTTTGAGATTTCTTTCCAATGTTTAGTTTTATCATTATATGTTTTCATCTTTTTTTTTTAAAAAGTCAATATATTCAGGAAGGATTTGAGTGTAATTATGTATCTTTAATAACTCATACCCGTTCTGAACCAACTCTTTTCTTTTAATGTTACTTTTTAATAATTCGTTTGCCTTGTCAGCTAAGTTTCCTTCGTTAGCCAATAAATAATTTTTATCGGGTCGCATTTCGCCATACTTCGTATTCCACTTTTCGTTTCCAACAATCGCCACCCCATAATCCATAGCTTCCAAAAAAGTGTATTGAGTTCCTCCACCGTCATCTGCAATATGGCTCATATCAATCATCACTTTTGCTCTTGAATAAATCTTTTCCATTTCGTGAAAATCGAATCCTCCACAATAACATCTTCTTTTCCAATTATATCTCCCGTCCAAAATATGCCATTCGTAAACTCTGTTTATCCAACTGCTATATATTTCCAACCTTCCTTCAAATCTATCCATATTCGCCACAATGTATTCAATATGTTTGTCAAAATCTATCCTTGTAGTGCTTATAATTAAATCCTCTTTTTTTTCTTGCAACTTGCACCTTCTTTTATACGGATGTTTTATGAAAATCGTTTTTTCCAATTTGTAATTATCCTCGTAATACTTCTTCGGAGCGGGTCTAATAAAAATAGCCCTTAAATCAATTTTCAGTTTCTTGTAATTATTTAATATTAACTTTAGTAATGCACGGTCTTTTAACTTATCCTCGGCAGGGTCGTGAATCACTATGAAAACCTTTTTCCCTTTCAGTGGGTATAAATACTCAGGACTTCCCTTTTTACAAAACGCCTGCGGTATCAGTATAACATCAAACGCTTCCAAACTTCTTTTCATTTTAACCCAGTCTTTCTTTTGGTAGTTAACTGTGAAATATCCGTCCTTATTCAGTTCATTAGACGCTTTATTTTTTCCTCCCGTGTAAAATATTATTGGAATATGCCCACCGTCTTTAAACATATCATAAATTTGACGCTGAAATGTCACTACGCCCCCAACTTTCATTAACTCAAAATTTAACAACGCTATCTTCATCACTTTAAATTATACCTTATTTGTAATCCTCGTTCATATTCGTGCTTTTTTATTATTATAAAAATATACTGCATTTCCGTTCTTATCCTTTCCTTTAATCTGCAATACTCCGTCAAAATACTTTTCGAAAAATCCATCGTTCCACCTTTTAATAAAATAATCGTAATATGTCATATCTCTTAATCTGCCTCTTTTGTTGCCAATATTCATATGGTCTTCTATCCTGCTGTTTTTTCTCCAACTTTTCTCGGCATCATCCGCAAAGCTCCTAGCATCGTCAAGGGTTATATGCCCCTTTTTCTTAGCAACTAAAATTAAATAAGTCATCTGCTCTTTAGCGTATCCTTTAAAATATTTATTGTTGTCTAGTAAACCGCAACAACTTCCACCGCAACTTTTTTCTTTGTGCATCGCATCTGATATAAAGTATTTTATCTTGTATTTATTGCACAATTCAATATACCTCTTTACATAAATTTTTAAAAAATCATATTTCAATCTAACATACCCGCAACCGCCACCGTATTTCTTGTAAAATTTCAATAAATTCATCCCGGACGCTTTTGAAATATCTTTGTAATTTCTCAATGTTTCGTTCCTAAAAAATGCTCTCGTATCTAAACAAAAAAATTCAGTTGTGATACTTTGGCAACCAATCTCTTTGGCAGTCCTTATTTGTTCTTCCAAGTCTAAATCCGTCACCCCAACTATAAATGGTCGCATTCTCCAAGTAGTCAGCGTTCCACACTCTCTATTCAGCGTTTTAAGAACCTCAATTCTCCTTTGTGGTGTTGGCGTGCCTTTTTCTAGTAAACGACTCTTCGAGTCGCTTAGGGTAATTATGCTGGCTTTGTAGTGCCACATATTTCCGGCTTTTTTAAACTCATTAAAATATCTTTCATCTTCAAGCACCAAATCGCCCTTACTAGAAAAGCTAATCGGTTGTTTAACTTCGTTAAAAAATTTTAAAAGTTCTAACCCAACTCCATACTTTTTTTCATATGGACAAAACGGGTCTGACAGCCCACCCCACTGTATCGGTTTCCTTGCTTTTATCCAATCGTAATATCCGGTTTTTTTTTCTCCGCTCCAAATTTTTTTTATCTCATCTAAACTGACCGCCTTTATTACCTGCTTCTTGTTATAATTTTTAGATGCCGGACCAACGCCCCTTATGTATTGACTAAAACAATAAGCACAATTAAATGCACAATTAGAATACTGGTCAAATGTTATCGGCATAGAGCAGTCGCCAAATTCACTTGATATCCTTGGAGAATGATATTTTTCTAATTTCATTTCAAAAGATTTAATAATGCGTCCTTATCTAATTCTCCTTGTCTGCTTGTTTTGAAAAAATTTCTAATTTTATCATATTCTTCAAATGTTTCAACATAAAATGCTAGCTGGTCTTTCCGGTGCATCGCTTCCGGCTCTTCAACTTTTACCGGCACTTTTTCGTTTCGCTCAAATAGCATTTTTAATTCCTCATCTTCGTCAGGTTCGTAGGATTCTTGTGTTTGAAATTTTAACTGCCTTTGTAATAATATCTGTTCCTTCTCGGTTTCATCAAACCCCGGAATATCATCATCTTTTAATTTAAACACTAACTCATTTCTCATGTCTTCATCCCAAAAGCCGGATATTTGATTCATAGACAGGTTTAATTTCTGCTCTGTTTTTTTATCCACATCTATAATACCGCAAGTGCTTTCCTTTATGCCCTTTTTTTTTAAAACCTTATACCGCTGGTGTCCGCTTATAATAGTTAAGTCCTTATTGACCACAATCGGTTCGATGTATGCCAAATTTATACTTTTTTCAAGTTCCTCTAGCTGAGCATCTGTCATTATTCTAGGATTATATTTAGCCGGTTTTAAATCACTTAATTTTAGCTTCTTATAAACCGCCTCTTTTAATATTTCTTTCGCTTTTTTATTATTCATACTCCTCATTTAATTCTTTTAAAATTTAATAAAACAACTTTTTTATAATTAACTGCTTTTTCAATATGCTCTCTAACCTCTGTAAATCTTTCCCAACAATTAAGAGGCTTATCAATTTCAAAAATCGTATCTCCAAATTTCCCGTCCCCTATAAAACTAACAAAATATTTATATTTTTTTTTCATTATTTTATTTTCCCCTCTATCGCAGCCCACTTCGCTTTTTTAAACTTCGGCAAAACTGCCATAACCTTACTCCCCTCTTTTAATTCATAATAAGAAATAACCGAAGCATTTAATTTATATTTTTTGTTATCATAAAAAACAAAAAGCTGATCATCTTCTTTTATAATATTCGCAATGGCTCTTATCCTATGTATGGTATTTACTATTTTATAATAATAGTCGCCATCCGCACTTATTTTTAATTCCATTCCGTCTCCCTCTAATAATTTTGATTTTGAAGCATAATTATCGGGAACGGGATAGCTTTCTCCGTCTTCTGTTATCATATTTACCCCGTCAAAAATTCCTTTTATGTTCTCCATATTTTTTTATTTTAAATTTTATAAACTCCTCCTTTTTCTTAACATCAATTTTTTCTACTTTTATTTTGTAAAATAATTTATCATTAAACCTATATTTTTTTTGTAAAATATCTGCGAACGGCTTTACTAAATTATCCGCATCCGCATTTTTGCTAGACACTCCAAATAATAATTCAAGTTCTAGTTTGCCTTCGGGTATTTTTATTCTCGGCAATAAATATAATACCTCATTTTCATAATCTTTGTAAATCTTAGTTTTAAACCTGCGTCCCTGCCATACGGAGTTAACGCTTAACGCCTTTACTTTTATTCCGTGCATTTTTTTCCTTTAAAGCAGTATCCCCTTTTATCACTTTTTTAATATACCTCTTTACTTCGGCAATTTCCTTTTTGTCTGCCAAAAACTCTTTAGCCTGCTTTAATGATTTGAAATTATCAAACACAAGCCACGAGCTTATTTTATCAATCCAAATTTGAATTGAATATCCTTTATGTTTTTTATTACTTTTTTTATTTTTCGTAATTAAAATTTGAGTATTTTTTAATTCCATTTTTTATAAAAACAAAACCACCGTTCCAAAAAATGGCATAATACGGTGGCTATATTACTAGTAATTATATTTTTTTGCATAGCTATTATTTTAATCTTTATTTCTACAATTATTGTATATGTTTTATTGTCTTTTGTCAATCTTTCTTAACTCTTTAAATATTTTGTTTGAAAGCTCCTTATTGTTTTCTAATAAATCGTGACAACTCTGACATACTAAAATTACCTGATTGAAACTCCCTAATAATCTTTCCCGCCCTTTTCTTTTATACCAAATTCTTTTATGTCGGTGGTGGAAGGAAAGAAAATTATTAACCAAACATCCAGGCAATCTCGCCTCGCAATAAACCATTCCCTTGTCGGCAAAAACTTCTTTTAATTTTTTCCTATCGGCTTCCCATTTTTTTGTCCAGCTTTCCATTGCTTTCTAATTTTAAATAATTCTTTAAAATACTTAATCCTTTTCCAAAAAATACGCCTCTCGCAAATTATAAAAAATTTTATTTCCCTAAATAAAAACATTAAAATAAATTTCATTCTACTAAAAAAATGTCCCGCTAATAATCTGTTTATCATATCAATCGCTGTTAATTCGCACTGGTTATATTTATCTTTTAACCGAGATCCCGCCATTCCCCTCGTATCATACCACAAAAAATTTCTAAAAGTGCTTCTCGCAAATTGCTCATCCTTTTTTTCATATTCCAATACCCACCAAACATTATCATTTATTTTTTCATCGTCTATATTCTTATAATTTTTAGTCCCTAACATTTTTAAAACATAATCAATTCCTAAATATGTTTTTCTCTCCTCTTTTATTGTTTTTATTTTATCCATTTAATTTTTTGTTTATTTCTTCTAATTGTTTTCCAACTTCTTCTAACTGTTTATGGGCTTTAATAAGTTCTTCTAAAATTATGTCTTCAGTTGTTTTGGCGTATTCTGGAATTACATCGCCATTGATATACCATTTACCTACTTCGGTTTTGTTTTTTTTCATATTATTTTTTAAAAATTAAGTGTCCAAAAGATACCATTAAGCAAGCGAAAGTAATTATGTAAATCCACGACAACCATTCAAACTCCTTGACGCTGAAGCAAACCGAAGCGGAAATATAAAACATTCCTAATAAGAAGACATAGATTAAAATCCAAAACATTTTCATAAGCCTCTAATTAAATTTATTATTTTTTTAATTTTTTATTTATTATTTTTAATTGTTTTTCAATTTTTTCTAATTTTTCTAAAATTCTATCTTCAGTTGTTTGTTTTGGTTCAGAAAACCACCATATACCTGCTTCGCAAGAAGAACTTACTGTGTCTAATATTTTGTTTTTTTTCATATTATTTTTTTAAAATTATGTATTCTCAATGGGCGGAGGCGTTCGGGTTTTATCGAGGCATCCCGCTCTCTCCAATTCCCCATCTCCGACCAATGAGAAGACATAAGCTAATAAGTGATTTCTACTTTTTTAACTGTGTATTCTAAATTCTTAAAATCTTTATTGAGTGTCTGATATGTCCAGCGATAACCACTCATCTCTAAGGCGGTTCTCTTAGCTGATTCGGCTGTTTCTCCGAGAGAAATTAGTTTGCCTCTTTTGCTGAAAACTGCCCACCTTGTTATTTTATTTTTCATAATTTTCTCTTGTTAGTCTCAAACTTCTTTTGTTTTCAAAGGCTTGAACCGCTGATAACAACTCATCCAAACTGACACAGACTACTTTTCCGCCGAAGTATAGTTCAATGTAGTTTTCGTTGTCTAGCTCGTCATCTGTTAGAGCTAATAATTCGTTTTCGTCTTCAAAATCAGCATTATCTTTTAGTTCTATTCTCATATTATTTTTTGTTCTCTAATTTTTTCCAAAATTGCTTAATAAGTCTATATGCTTGGTCTTCTGTCATAGTGTCAAAGTTTTCCATATCCTTGGGGTAGGAGTCAAAAATCATATCCCAGACTTCATCAAGAGTTATGTATTTTTTGTTTTCGTCTTTTAATTCTATTTTCATATTATTTTTTGTTCTCTAATCTTCATCATCAGGCAATACTTCAATTTCGTCTTCTAGGTATACTGGGTCAGTGTCTTTACTTCCAACGATAAAAACTCCGTATTCGTGCTTGCCAAAATAATCGTCAAGGAAGTTTGCCTTTACTTTTTCGCCTGTGATTGGATGCTTAATATTTTTTGAATAATTACTCATACCTATATTTTTTATCTGAAATTTATTAAATCTAATACAGCTTGCTTTAAACGATGAAGCAGGTTGTAAGCTGGATTATTTTCTTTTAGCGTTTTAATTTCCTCATTCTTTTTAACCAGCTCGGCGTTAAGCTCCTGTGCCTTTTTAACATATCCGCTAACTGTAGTATTGCTCTGCTTTAATTTGTCAATTAAATTTTCTCGGTCAATCTGACAATTCCTTAAGTCATCTACAACACTTTCAAAATCTTGAATATAATCTTCACATTTCGCTTGATAATTTTTTAAATCTTCTGTCGCCTCCTCTTGTTCTTTCTCGTTCATCTCGCTTCCGTAGTCCTTGCCTGTAATTTTCTCAATAGCGTTTTTTAACACGCTTTTTATGTGATATTCTTTTTCCATATTTTTTTTATTAAATAATCTATAAGAAATTATATTATACTTGTTCTTTTTTTCTTCCACCGGATAATCCAGCGGGTCAAGGATATGTGAGGCGTCTGTCATCACTACAAAGTGCTGAGGCACGCCTTGAGACTTGTAGTGGTCTGTTTCCATAACGCACGGAAACTTGTTGTTAGAATACACTTTGCCACCATATTCTAATCCTAGTGCTTCGGCAGCTTCGGCTGACTTGATTAAATTGCCTGAATAGCCTCCATTCTTTTTTAAAAGTTCATTAGCTTTATCGGGCGGGATTTCTGCTATCATTGAAGGCGAACAAAGATAGCATCCAGCTTGTCCGATTGTTTTCGCTCCGAATCCGACAAGTATATTTTTCCAGCGGGGGTCTTTTTGCGAATATTTTTTTAACATAAATTTAAATTATAAACTCTAGTTCCTCTGGTTCAAGATTGGTATTTCCGTAAAGGCGTTTATGCCTTTTTTTATTTTGTCGCCTTTTTTAATAAAGGTTTTATTTAAGTGTCCATATCTCCACCACATATTATTTATTTTAATTATTAAAAACAAAAAAATCAAATGTTATTTTCGCAATCTATTGAAATTGAATCTTTTTCTTAATTTTTCTAATTCTATTGATATCTCTTGTATTTGTTCTAATGTGTTTCTCGGCTCATCTATTTTTTTAAAATTATTTTTTAATTTTTCATTTTCCGCTTTTTCTTTTTCTAAATCAAATTCGGTAGAGACTATATGAGCTTTATTTATAGTCTTCCCCGTCCAGTTTCCCTTATCGTTATAAATAGCCAATAGCTGTCCCTCATCCGCAATTATTTCTTCCGCCTTATACATCGGCAAAGATATATCGTTTCCCCGTGACATTGTAAATTTTATCCACCTCATATTTTTTTAATTTTATATTTGTTATTACTATTACCACTAAACTTATTCGCATTTTTAAACCAAGTCCTTAATCTTCTTTTGGTATCCCAAGTTGATTCTTTATCATACTTGATCTGCTTTTCGCTTTTTGTTGGTTCTGTCCAATATAATATAAAATCTTGTATTATCTCCTTATGCTGTTTTGTAAATTTAATATTTTTTTCTTTTTCTATATCATTACAAGTGTTTTCTACTAAAAAAATAAATTTTTTTGTTTTTTGTTTTATTATATTATCAACATTTAAAGCATTTATATTATTATCACTTAAAGCATTTGTGGTCGGATTTTCCACTGGGTAGGATTTTCCACTGGCTGGTTTTTCCTGCTGGTGGTTTTTAATTGTTTCATTTTTCCATAAATAATTTAATTTTATATACCAACCGATTATCTTCCCCTCTTTACTTTTCTTTACAATATCATTTATTAATCCCAATTTTATTAATTGTTTTTTGTTTATTTGAACTCTTTCTTTCGTCCACTTAAGACCATTTTCTACATAGCTTGTAGTTGCCTTTGGTTGATTAGTTTTTTGCCATTTGGCAGTATAGTAATAAAAGCAATATAACGCTATTAAGTCAGACGGTTTTTCTTCATCCAAAAAAGCATCAATTGTTTGCTTTGATAATATTATTATATTGTTTTCTATAAATTCGTGTTTCATGAATATCCTTTTTGTTTTAATGATTTTTTAATTCTACTTAATGTTGGTGCTGAGCCACAAACGCCCTTTTTATATTTTATTAAATCTCCCCTTTTATTGTCTTTTGTTTTTTCATACAATAAATAAAACCATTCTCTCGGTTTGAGTGTAGGAAGAGTTTCTCCACCAAACTTTATGCTTGTTGGAATTATCAAATTACCCTCTTCGTCTATATATGGTCTTTTTTCGTCTCTAAATATTGTTTTCATATTTTCATTATACCTGTGTATGGTTTTTTGTCAAGTTTTTTTAAAACATTGTTTTTTGTTTGCTGGGATAAAAAAACTCTTCAAATTTCGGATTTTCTTTCCATGGGCAACTTGTTAAAATCCCCGCCCTTCGCATTTCTCTACATCGCTTGCTTGTTTCACTCCCAAAAAAATTACCAGCGAAATGTTTGCCCCCCATTCTTGCGGGAACGATTGATCCGTGCAAATTGATATACAATTTTATTAATTCTTTTTGTGTTTCCATATTTTTTTTTAATTATTATCAGGCACAACTCCTTGCCCGAAGCTGGTAGTTTTTCTAATCGTGTCCGCATCTCTTAATTTATTTTGAATTATCATCACCATCCTATCCGCCCAATCTAATAATCCCTCTAATTTATCCCCCGCCACTTGATAAGCTACTTCCGTTTTTCTAATATTTATTAAATCATTTTCAATCGCACTTTCAATTTCATTGATTGTCGGCTGTTTGCTTTTCCCCACTCCCAATCTCTCTTTAGTTTTATTCCAATCGCCTGCGGTTTTAAATTTCCGATAAATGTATGAATAACTTTGAGCCCCTTTCATCAAAGACAAGTGCCTATGGATTAAATATTTAGCGTTAATAATTTTTACTTGTGTTTGCAATAAATTTGGCACAAAATATTTATCCATTTGCTCTGGCTTTATTTCCTCCCTTAAATCATTTAATATTTTTATCTGTCTGATAACATCACTAGGAATACTAATCGCTTTTAAATCCCTATCCACTAACTCCTCCATTAATTTTGTGACTTCTGCGTCTACACATTTTTCTTTAAATTTTTTCATATTTTTGGTATTTAATTTTTATATACTTACTTCTCCCCAATAAAACTAACGGCGGAAATAATAAAAATAATAGACATCCTTTTCCTCCATTAAACTGCTTAATTTCCTCTCTCTCAACTTCAACATATCCCTTACGGCTCATTAATGTTTTGTCTATCTTCATTTTCATTTTTCCATTTAATGATTTTTTATAAGTTTTAATAATTGTATTCATATTTTTTTAAATAGTTAAAATGGAACATCCTCAACTTTAAGCCCCTCTATGTCTTCATTGATATCAACTGTCGGTATGCTCGGCTCTTGACTGGGCTGACTATAATTTGATTGTTCTGTTTTTCTCGGTTTTGGCGGAAAAGCAATCGGATTTTCTCCTTTTGCTGGATAAGCTTTAAGAAGCATACTGATATTTCCTAAGTTTCCGTTGTCATCAATTTGAATAAACATCACTCCAATTTTAGTCCAGGCGGTTTTTTCTTGCCCCTGACTGTCGGTATATTTTTCTCCGATTAAAATGTCTCTAATTTGTTTTCTCATATTTTTTGAATTAATTGTTATTTTGCGTTTTAAGCGTTTATTTTAAATAAGCGGGTATAGTTGTGTATCCAGCTATTTAAAATCGTTGTAGGCTCGTTTTTTGCGTTTTAAAGGCGTTCTAGTAAACACTTAATAGCTCCTCTTCGTAAATTTCCACGCCTTTTATTGTTTTAACTCCTGCCATAACATCTTGTCTTATTGCTCCCTCGTCAATAATCCAATATTTTTTAGGCACTTTTTTTTCATCAACAATCCTAAACTTTTTAACTTTCCTTGTTTTAACTTTCCCGCTTTTTGATTCAATTATATTTTCCTGCTTTTCAATAGTCGGCATAATCACATTTTCAAGTGCCTTTTTGGCAGACTTTTTATTTTTCTTAGCTTCCGCAATGGCTAACTGCCTTGCCTGTTCTTGAAGTTTTGCCTCCATGGCTTGTCTCTTTTTTTCCAATTCAAATCTATATTGGATTATTGCTACCTTTATTTTTTCCTCCATTTCAGCATAGGGAACTAAAGCACTTTTAAAATCAGCATTTATTTTTCTCAAACTTTCGTTAAGCGGTTTTGTGTAACCAATTCTTATTTCTTCAATCCGTCTCATTCTGATTTTAACTTGCGATAATAATTCTGTCGCTTGAACCATTTCCTTATCGCTATTAACACTGACATTTTCAACCTTGCGAATCATCGCCCTTGCATCTTTTTTAATTTGATTTAATTTTTTTTCATTTTCCATTTTTTTAATTTAATTATTAAGTTAGTTCTGATCGCTAATATACCGATCAACTTCTTGATATAAAATCTCCGTATCGTTTATTTTTTCAAGCTCTTCCCAAACATAAATGGGCAAATCGTCACTTGTTCGTATATCATCATTTTTTTTTAAAGTTTTATCTAATAATTCTTTTTGTTTTTTAGTTAAACTTCTCATATTTTCCCACCCCCTTTCATTTTGTTTTCAATTTCCTTAATCATCTTTTTGCCTTTTTCAATTCCAATCATCAATTTATCAAATTTTAATTTATCGGGGAAAAGCTTAAAGACAATTAAGTCCTGCTTGAAATTTGGATTGTAAAAAGCTAAATCCCAAAACTTCCTGCCCGTAACTAAAAGCGACATCTGACATTGCCATATATAACCAGTGTTTATTTCATTCTGTCCGTTGGCTAATATTCTGCAATAATTTGTATCATTCGGGCATTTAATTTCCAGCCCAGCATTTTTCCCAATTAACCCGTCCGGACTACAACCCACATATTTATCCATTTCAACAAAACCAACTTCATCAACCTTGCTATTTTCCAATTCATATACCATTCTCGCCTGTCCCTCTAAATCAATTCCCCTTTGCATATCTTTATTTATATAATTTTCGTCATTTGAATTACTGTGTTTTTCGGCAACGATTGAATAAATATAACTTTCAAAACCCCTCCCATTACTAGCAATGCATTGTGCTTGACTGGCTGTCATCTTGCCTCGCCTTAATCTAAACCATTCTTCAGTTCTTTGTTTTAATTTATATATTTTCATTTTTTTTAGCATCAATGATAAAAGATTTTATGTTTCCCGCTTCGGCAATAATTTCCTTGTCTGCTTTTAATTCCTTTGGAAGTTTATGCCAAGCTGATATAAGAGACTTTTGCGATGTGCATTTTGATAATTTATTTATCGCTTCCATTTTTTTCTTGTTCGGTATCGGGCTAACCATATCCGCCGTAACAACTTTAACGCCCACATCTTTAAACTCATTCTTACCATAGACATCCGAAGCAATCCCTAATTGAGAAGCACATTTTTTCAAAGCATCCGTAGACGCAGCCTTTAAGTCATTCCCATAATCCAAAGCCTCGTTGCTTCCCCTTTTCATTTTAATATCGGCTCTACCAAACTGCTCTTTAATAATTCTAATATTTCCGTCCTTGTCTCGGATGGTTAACCGCCCTTGCACCCAAACTAAATTGCCCTCTCGCCCTTTATCCACAATTTGAAAATCCCAATTCCAACCAAAAACATAATTTAAGATTTTCTGCACATAAATCCCAGTTACATAACTCCAAGTCCCGCCCCCTTTAGCTGGGCGTGAGTAGATATGCTGTTCGGGCGTTCTGCCTAACATAAATGCTAACTGTTTGGAATCTACAAATGTATCCGCCATTGATAGATTTTTAATAGCCACCTCTCTTTTTTTAATTACTCTTTTTTTCTTTTTCATATTATTTTTAATTTAATTAATTATGGAAATCTCCACTCTCCCACTTCGCAATAAATTCAATTATCCACATTCCTTTAATTTTATATCGGATACCTTTATCATCTCCTATTTTAATCGCTTTTAATTTTTTTGCGTCAATCCATTTTTTAACGGAATGTCCTGACTTAAACATTGGAAATAATTTAGCTTCAACAATCTCCTTAATTGAATACCATTTTTTTTCATCAATCATAATATTTTTAATTGTTTTTTAATTAACCGACCTTTATTTTAATTATATTCTTTTTATCTGTTTTGTCAAGTTTTTATTTCATCAATCTCTTACCACAAGTCCACTTATCCCAACCGCCCTCATCAAAAATCATTTTAGCAATTCTGATATTTTCATCGGGATTAAGTAAAGTCTCGGGGGAATAATCCCACCAAGTCCGGTTAATCTGAAATAATCCATAACTGTATTTAGACATATGCGTATCGCCTATTCTGTCTGATTGAAATTGACTTTCGCATTGACATACCTTTATAGCGTTATCCGCCTCGCTTCCAAATACTGCTCTGATTTTATCCTCCACATCGGGAGGAGGAAGCTGTGCCTCCTCCTCTGATAATGGCGTATCCTGTGCTTCCGCTTCGGGAGAAATATCCCTTACCGAATCACGGATAACTTTTCTCGCGTTATAATCATTCCAAATTACCATTGATTGGTTGTAATCGCTTCTTAATTTGTTTGTCTCCTCGCAAACGAACATATAAGAAGCACCTATCAAAATGGACAGAAGAATGATTAAATAAATCCTAATTTTCAAATAAAATCTCTTTAATAATTTATTCATTGATTAATTGTGCGTCACCCTCGCTTTAATTTTTAATAATCTAATTCTAATTTATCCGCAATGTTTCTGGCGGTTTCTTCATATCCAAACCAGGCAAGGAAATTATATGAAGGATATTTAACTTTCAAAACTTCTCCAGTAGAAAATTCCAAATTTTCCTTTATCTCATCAATTTCCTCCAAATATTTAATGTAAAACTTTTTTGTATCGGCAAAATATATTAAGTTTCTAACCATTCCACACTGACATCCGTGATTAAGTAAATCCTTTAAATACGTTTCGGGCTCATCTTCTTTAAGCAAGTCTCTTAATACTCGTTCCTCTAATTTATTATCAGTATTCCTTTTTAACTCCAATATTTTTTTTTCTATATTATTCATATTTTTTTAATTTAATTGTTTAATAAATTGTTAGTCATATTATTTATAATCGTGTTCAAACTATTATCATATGGATTTCCATTTCCTAATAATTGATTAAACCCATATTTACCATAAGCATTATATCCCGCTTCTTCTCCTGTCCCCCTAACTGCTTCATCTACTAATGTTTGGGCTTCTTCAATAAGTTGCATAGCTTCTTCTATTTTTTCAATTTTTTCTTTAAGTTGTTTTTCGTTATTCATATTATTTTTTTTAATTTAATTATTTGTCCCCTTTTTTTGTTCTACATATTTTTTTTGTTAATTGTTAATCCTAATTGTAATTATACTCTTTTTATCTGTTTTGTCAAGTCTTTTCTTGTTTTAAAGTGTTAATAACTAAAAAATCCCTTGTATAAAGGCTAAAACGCCACTTTATTTTTTTTAAAAAAACAGACTTTTTTTAAGCCCGTTTTTTTTATCGCTTTTTTATTCAAGATAAGCGGTGTTCCAATTTCCTCTTTCGTCCACTCGGCTTTCAATTCCGCTAACGCTTTCCACTAACACAATAAAGCCAAAAACAATTACTAGTAAAAAAATCATCACATCTAAACAGTGCTGAATAGTTTTTTTACAAATATTTTTTTATAAATTGATTAGCTTCTGCACGAGAAACAAACCCTTCTAGGCGAGTTGTTCCTCTCCTTATATGGTATTTATTTTTATACCAATTTTTCCAAACTTCAAAACCATCTAAAACATAAAACTCATATTTTCTAATTTGTAATTCTTTTTTTGTTAAACTCATAGATGTATCATAGATGTATCATAGGAGTGTAGATGTTACTACACTCCTTGAGTTCCACCCCCTCGGTTACTGCGTTGGAGAATTGTATTTTTTTTTAGATTCGTTAAGCCATTGTCGCATATCGGGTGCTTCCGTTCCGCCATTCACTTTAACCACTTGGATTAAGTCTTCCATTATTTGGAAGCCTAACGGAATTTCATCATCCTGAAAAATTATGGCGATCTGATTGTCGGTGTCTATCGCTTCGTAGTATTGCATTTTTGCCTCCTTAATTTATGCAAGCATATCGGGCAATAACCATAGGATTCGTTGTTCCTACGCCTGCTATTGTCCGGACGCATTACTATTTTAACAGAATAAACTTCTCCGCACAATAGACAGATTGATTGCCAGATACACATTTTCATTATGCCTCCTATTCGCAGATAAAGTCTCGGGTGATTTGCATATACCTATATTCGTGAGCTTTTTTCAACGGATAGAGCGTATGCAATTTTTTATGGCATTCCGCACAAAGATAAATTACGGGCGAACGCTTAAAATACTGCTTGGGGTAAATATGGTGTTTTGTTAAAACTTTCATTTCAAGACATTTTGCACATAAGCCTTTCGGTTTTTTCATAGCACCTCCTAATCGTAATAAAAAGGAATATACAATTTTTCAGCGTCTTCTGGCGGACAATCTACCTTGTCTTGAAAGCACTTTTTTTCACAGCAGTAATAAACTCTACCGTCCTCCTGATAACAACCAACCTTTTCTTCATTTCGGACATCCACAAAAATCAGTTTCATTTTGCCTCCTTTC